TTCTATCGGTATTATTGGACTCGCTCTTAATCTTCGTGCTTACGACTTTGTATCTCAGGAGATTCGTGCGGCGGAGGATCCAGAGTTTGAGACTTTCTATACCAAGAACATTCTTCTGAACGAAGGACTTCGTGCTTGGATGGCACCTGCCGACCAACCACATGAGAACTTTGTATTCCCTGAAGAAGTTCTGCCACGCGGAAACGCATTATGATCCATACTTTCACCGCTTTATTCATAGGTTTTGGTATTGGATATCTGATTACTTTCCTGTTAAGAATTACCGTTGGTAAAACTTTTAGGATTCTATATGAAAACTTTAAACATATGGGATCTTAAAATGAACCACTATCTCTTGTTTGTATATGGTGTATGTTTTGCTCTTATTGGTGGAGCTGCATTTGCAATGATGTGGGCAAATATTATGTCAATCAATATGAAACCCAAAGTAGCAAAGCAAAAACATCCTGAAGCACCACAAGCAGGTGAAGAAGTGATGTATGTTGATCTCTCTAGAGAAAGACTAGAAGACCTGTACAAACAAGATGAATAATTTTAAATCATGACAAGACTTCCTTCGGGAGGTCTTTTTTTATGCATATTTACCTAAATATTAGATAGTGATTCCAAGGTTTCCCATGTATAGGGAACCGCACTTACAGAGAAAGTCGGAAGAGTGCTCCGACCTTTGGTGGGCATGGAAAGAATTGTGGGACCTTGATATGCATAGTGAAGAAACAAAAAGAGCTAGGCAAAAATGGAGAGATTGCAGCAGCGAGTTTGGTGAAATGATAAGTAAAGAAGTAAAAACAAACCCCAGATATCAAGGCATACGCATGTGACTTGATTTTTAATTCACCTGAGGTTAGAATATCGGAGTAACATGATGGATGGTGCATGTTGAATGAAGTACACACACAACTATATGAAAATTTTTCTTGATACTGCTGACACAGATATTATTAATGAATATTTTAAAACGGGACTGGTAGATGGTGTCACAACCAATCCTACTTTAATCATGAAGAGTGGTAGAAATCCTGAGAATGTCTACCAAGAAATCAAAGACATTGGTGTCCGCGACATCAGCATGGAAGTTGTTGGTGACGAGGGTCAAATGTATCGTGAAGCCAAACGTCTTTACGAAAAGTTTGGTGATGTTGCCACCATTAAAGTTCCTTGTACAAGGGAGGGTCTTGCAGTCTGCAAATCACTGTCTGATCAGAATATTAATGTCAACGTCACACTCATCTTCTGTGCCGCTCAGGCGGTTCTAGCAGCAAAGGCAGGGGCAACATACGTTTCTCCCTTTGTAGGACGCTTAGACGACCAGTCAGTGGCGGGTCTGGAGGTTGTTCGTTCCATTACAGGACTTTATCAAATCCATGGAGTCAGAACACAGGTTCTATCTGCATCTATTCGTAGTGTTCAACGTGCAGTTCGTTCATGGTATAATGGTGCTCAGATAGTCACCATGCCGCCTAAAGTATTTGATCAGATGTATGATCATATACTTACTGATAAAGGTTTAGAAATTTTTGACAATGATTGGAAAGAGGTTCAACAGTAATGTTTACAGTATATTCAAAGGACGGATGTCCTTATTGTGTCAAAGTTCAGCAGGTGCTTGAACTTGCTGAAATTAAGCATGTGATATATAAACTTGACAGGGACTATACCCGTGATGAATTCTATGATAAGTTTGGGCAAGGTTCTACCTTCCCTAGAGTTGTCAAAGATGAAACATTAATTGGTGGATGTACCGAAACTGTACAGTATTTGCGGGAGCAAAATCTGGTCTAATGGAACAAAACCTCATCGACATCTATGATCTTGTAGAACATGCTATTGATAATGCCTTTGAGGGACAAATGAATTTAAAATTTTATGATTATCTCAAAGCGACAAAAATTAAAAAGAATGAAATAGACTCTTTCATTGACAGTGCCACAACACATGAGATTGATAATTTAATCGTAGATCTTGATGAGTATATCAAAGGTGGTGCTGATAATGAACACAAACAATTGCGAGAGGGCTATGGTCATATCCCCAAACCTCAAGCAAGAAAAATAAGAAACTACTTAGAGAGTTTCATAGATGATGCAAAGAGGTATAGTTATGACCGACGACCTGGACGCCGTAAAAAACAATCTAAATAATCAGGAAACCCACATCAACCGTGGGTTCGAGCTACTACTACGAAATAGGAGGAGGAAACCAGATCCACCCAAAACTTTTCAGATAAAGTTCGGTAAAATGGTCGCTCTCTTCCGAAGAGAGATCGTATTTCATTTGAACTTCTATCTGGATATTAGAAAGAAATAATCTCTGGAGGACAGAAGATGTTAGCAGTAACTTTGACGTTAGGAACATTAGTCTCAATCATGTTCTTTTTTGTAGGAGGTGTGGTAGGATGGCTCGCAAAGGAACATCAATTCCAAACCCAACCCGTTTATACTCACCCAGAGATGTTTGATGAAAACGGAAATGTATTACCAGACGAAATTTTAGCAGTACGATTTGAAAATAGCTATGACGAACTCGACCAGGAAGAAGACGACAACTAATAAGAGATCTGTAAAAGTTAAGGCAGAGTCTCCCAAACTTCCACCTAACCCTTTTGTTCATGAAATTCTTGAGCTTGCAAGCAAGCAAAGAACCAAAGCAAAGAAAGTAGAAATTCTTCAGGAGTATGATAATCCTGCCCTGAAGAGTCTCTTTATTTGGAACTTTGATGAGACCGTGATTTCTGTTGTGCCTGCAGGGGATGTTCCTTATGAGAAAAATGAGGTCCCTGTTGGAACTGACCACACTTCGTTGCGTAGAGAATACAAACACCTCTATAATTTTGTGAAGGGTGGCAACGATAGTCTCACATCACTCCGTAGGGAAACCATGTTTATTCAAATGCTTGAGGGCCTGCACCCTGCAGAGGCAGAAATTCTTTGTTTAGTGAAAGATAAACAATTGCAAACTAAATATAAGATATCTTACGATATTGTGAAGGATGCATATCCCGATATTCAATGGGGAGGTCGTTCATGACAGTAACTGTAGAAACTAAGGAGGAAGAAATGGGCAGTCTTCCAGTCAAGCCGGAAGATCCTTCATCATATGGTTGTCAAATTCTTCAGGAGAAAACCACTCTTGAAGCAGCGAATGATAAATCACTCCCCAATGATGCCAGACTAATCTGGTATACTGTTGATGGTGTAGAGTATGTTGACCTTACTAGGTGTAAGAAAACTTCTCAACTTTTTGATATGTACTATGATCGATATGGAAAAGATTCTGTAAAGAAAATTGATTTTGGATATGGCCAAATGAATCCAAAATTGTGGGGAGTAAAACCAAAGAAAGAAAAGAAGAGAAAATGAAAGATGAAATTCTTAGAGATCAAATCAATGAATTGATTCGTGATGAAATTCAACAAAACATTAATGATTATGTTGATTCAAAAGAAGAAACAGAGAAAGGTGGTCTTGGATTTATTGACAGTGAAGATGAACTGAAAGTAAATATCTCTCAAAGAGAAATAGATAAAATTATCAAAGAGTATAAAAAAATTAAAAAGAGTCAGAGATCAAACTTATTTCAGGTAAAAAAGCTGGATGGTTGACAAACACGGTAAACAATTAAAATAAATACACTAGCAGGAGTGTTCCGCGTATGCTTTCCACCCAATATAGGTTGCGACTTGAAGCAATCTGCGAAAAGATAGTTCTTGGTGAGGACGTATCTTTATCCGATATGATCTGGGCAAACAAACTAGCAAAAGCAAATGCATCTGCTGCTGAGATATTAAGAAAGGCAAGAAGAACAGCTGCTAATCCTAATATTCAGGAAGGTGGTTTGGATGATTTTATGATTCAGATGGGACTAGGGGATCCTGACCCATCTAATCACAAGACAGGATTCCAAAATACAGATGATATAGCAGAATGGTTTCACCACGAAAAAACTGATGACTGGAGGCAACGTGATTGAAATTACTCCTCAAACATACATTGATATGAATGAAGAATTTGAGCGTAATGGTGATAGAGTACGGATTAAAGTTCCTACTCAAGAAGCTATTGATAAATGGAAAAAGTGGAAGGATCCAGACATGCACAAACGAACAGTAGAACCAAAAGATATGGTTCAAGAAATGTGGGATGAGATTGGAGGTAGACCTGATGTCTGAGGATTGGAGGGGTGAAGAGTGGCGAAAGGAAAATAAAAAAGTCGCTGTCAAAAATTTAGTATCTGACTTAGAGTCTTTGTTGAATGGCAAGGCAACATATTATGAATGTAGCGACCTTAAGACACAGCATAGAAAAATTGTAATCGAGTATGACCACGAAGTAAAATGCAACCACTAATTTATTCTAACGGCAGTCAAGAATGTGAAAGGGCAGAGAGTCTTTTGAGAAGCGTTCAATTCAATGAAACCTTAAATCCCAGAGTTTTTCTCCTCGGTGATGACTTTACTGATAAGCAATTCCGTGCAGAGTTTGGAAAGGAGGCAGAGTATCCTCAAATTTCAATAGGACTTGATCACCGTGGCAGTCTTAAGGAAACACTAAAATATATGGCTGATAAAGGCATGTTTTTGTAACACGTTATACAAAACTACTTGACTAAATAAGGCATGAGGTCTATAATAGACCTGTCGTTCATCCCATAAGGGACGCAAGTAAGTCGCGGAACGGAGCGTTCATCCCATGATTGATTTCCTTTTATACTCAAATCTCCTATGTGAGGATGCTGATGCTATTATGCTCAGGATCAAAGCAAATGAAGAAATGAATAAAGTAATTAGATTGGAGTTGATTGATACAATTCAGGAGGCAACTCCTCATTGTCCATGGGACGCAAACGACTGAAGGAACGGAGTAAAATCCCTACTACTTCAGGAGTAAATTCATGAACACACTCAATCTCATTCGCAAGCAGATCCAAAAGGCTTCTGCACTGCATGATGCACAAATCTCTCACACCACATATCGTGGTGTTGAGTATGATACTCGTTGTGTAGAGAGTAAGGAAACTCACGGCACATTCTGCTATCGTGGTAAGACTTACAGCAAGTGATTGACTTACCAATTGAATATTGTTAGAATGGGAGGGAAACCTCCCATTTTTTTATGGATAGAGAGAAACTTAAATTGATAGTAAGGAATCTCAAACTTCTTGTTGAGTCATTAGAGAGTGAAGTATTCTCTGATGTTGACGCATACAAAGCAGAGAATTTTGGTGATTCTGTATCCAACTACATAGTAGATTATGACGAAGTATTTGAAGACGATGATGACTAATACCGCCACTTTGATCAGTGTCACTCCCGATGCGGAAAAACACATGGCTTATTGTGCCCGTGTATCTAATCCCAATAATCAGGAGAATGAAAAGTTTTCTGGTTTGCTCAAGTATTGTGTGAAGCATCAGCATTGGAGTATTTTTGAACAAGCATTCATGACCTTGGAAATGAGCACCAGTCGTGGAATTGCGGCTCAAGTGCTTCGACATAGGTCTTTCACATATCAAGAATTTTCACAACGCTATGCTAATTCTTCCTTACTCGGTGAGAAGATCCCCTTACCCGAACTCCGTAGGCAAGACGAAAAAAATAGACAGAATTCTATTGATGATTTGGACCCGTTCTTGGTTCAAACTTTAGACCTGCAGATGCAAACTCTGTTTGACTCTTGCATGGCACTATACCAACAGATGATTGACAGAGGTGTGGCAAAGGAGTGTGCTCGTTTTGTACTCCCTTTGGCCACGCCCACAAAAATCTACATGACGGGCTCCGTAAGATCATGGATCCATTATATCGATTTGCGTTCTGCTAATGGCACACAGAAAGAGCACATGGATCTTGCACTGAGTGCAAAGAAGATCTTTATCGAACAGTTTCCTGCCGTCGCTGAAGCGATGGAATGGATTTAATAAATACAAGAAAAGGATTGAACGTTTATGCCAACGTACCCTGT